TCATTTTTAGGATTAACTTTACAAAAAAATTATTATGACTAACGAACAAAACAACATTGAAGAAGTAGTAAAAGAGAAAGCAGCGCAACTAAGTGAGAAACACGGGTGCAAGGTATTTCCTTTAATTTTTAAATTGGACAGCGCAGACGAGAATGTAATAGGCTACATAAAAGAGCCTCCACGTTTCGTTAAATTACGCATTATGGACAAAGGCTTAACTAATCCAGTATCGTCTGCTAGTGAGGTTGTGGATGCGTATTTGATTAAGGAAGAAAGCGACCCGAGGATTTACAGCGAAGCATCCGAGAATGATGCGTACTATTTGGGTGCTACATTGGAAGCTTACAATTTGATAGTGTTGGCTGTTAATCAGTTTAAAAAAAAATAGAAGACTCGGAGATTAACGAAGAATGTGATGGGATTACTCAATGGAATTGCTTAATACAATATCATTTTAAAGTAGACCCCGATACATTAGACGATGATACTCTAGCAAAATACATAGGCAGACTTAAATACGCACTTAAAAAGACAAGTCAATGGCAGGAATAGAAAATGAGGTTCGGTATACGGTGTCAATGAAAGACGCCATTACGCAAGGGCTGAACAATGCCGACCACGCAGCTAATCAGCTAACAGGAACAATGAACAAGCTAAAAGAAGGCTTGGGAGTTCTTGGCGTTGGCTTTGCTGTTTTTAAAGGCGTAGAATATGTGAAAGAGGCTGTTGAAAAAGTAGAACAATTGCATCAATCAATGGCACAAGTTGAAGCCGCATTGACATCTACAAGAGGGGCTGCTAATCTATCAATGAAAGAGTTGGAAGAAAGCGCAGCTTCTTTAGCTTCAAACACAAAGTTTGGACGTTCTGATGTTTTCGGAATGCAGTCTTTGTTATTGACATTTACTTCTGTAAAAGACAAAATATTTAACGAGGCTCAACCCGCTATTATGGACTTGGCTACAAGGATGGGCGGTGATTTGAAAGGGGCTTCTATTCAAGTCGGTAAAGCGTTGAATGACCCAATACAAGGTATGACTGCATTGCGTAGAGTTGGGGTTTCTTTTTCGGAAGACCAGAAGAAAGTTATTCAACATTTACAACAAACTGGAGATTTGGCAGGAGCGCAAAAGATAATTTTAAAAGAATTATCGACTGAGTTTGGCGGTTCGGCAAAAGCGGCGTTTGATGCTGACCCGTTGGCTAAATTTAACAAGTCAATGGGAAGCCTACAAATGGCAGTAGGACAAGCGGCTGTTGAGTTATTGACTGCTCTTAAACCTGCTTTAGATGGGATAGCTTCAGCTTTTAAGAATTTAGGCGTATTTATAACTAATACTGTAAAATATTTTAAAGAACACGAAAATGTTGCGAAAACACTAGGAGTAGTTATTGGGACTGCAACAACGCTTTTCTTAGCTTATAAAGCCGCTTTGGTTGTTACCGAAACTTATCAGAAAATTGTTACGGCTGCGCAATGGTTATTTAATGCTGCCTTAAACGCTAATCCTATTGGAATTGTTATAACAGCTATTGCTGTATTTGCAGGGGCTATTTATGCAGCCTATCAAAAAGTTTCTTGGTTTAGGGCAGGACTTTGGGCGGCGTGGGCTGTTATCAAAGAAGTCGGCTCAATGATAGTTGAGTACTACAAGACCGTTTGGGATATGGTGACGCACCCGTTATCATTGGGTAGGCTAAAAGATGACTTTGGTAAATTAGAAAACCTTGCTTTAGGTGCAGGAAAAAGGATAGGTGAAGCTGCTAAGAAAGGATACGCAGAGGGAATGGCTGACTTCAACAAAAAAGATGTAGTTACTGCAAAAGAAGAAGTTGTGACAGCCAAGGCAGGAACAGCAGCAGCAGCAGAGGTTACTCCTGCAAAAGACACAAAGCCAAAAGGCGCAACAGGAACGAAAGCGGTTACTATCAATATCTCAATCGGGAAACTTATTGAGCAATTTAAAATAAGTACTGTTAATATGCAGGAAAGTTCTAGCAAGATACAAGAGATGGTAGCTAATACATTACTTCAAGCAATAAACGATAGTTCAACACACGCTGCACTATGAGTATTCAATATAATATTCCTGAGAACTTGGGGCTTACGGGCAATGCGCTTAAACTTGCAAGGTATTTCAGCCTTTCAAATGTTAAGATTGTCAATGCAAAGAAAAATAACCCTTATGAGGGTGCGCCTGATATTCAACAGAAGGTTGCGCCTGATGATCCTATTGGAACAAGCATATTAGGTACGCCTATTTACACCGACCTTACACTAAAATACATTGACCCTTATACGGATTTCTTAGGAAAGACAGTTACGCCAGTGGTAACCGACATTAATTTGACAGCGGTATTGATTACGATAGACCAACCGGTCAGAATAATCAAAACAGAGATACAAGGAAGGGATGGGACTGTGAAAGAATACATAGGCAAGGATGACGCAAAGATTACTGTAAATGCGATGATATTTGGTAGCAATGGAGTATATCCAAGAGGCGAAGTAAACGCCGTTAAAGCGTGGCTAGATGCGCCTGTGAGCAAAGGGATAACAGCGTGGTGGTTAGACAATTTAGGCATCAGTCAAATAGTAGTGGAAAGCTATTCTTTTCCTCAGGTTCAAGGCGGATATTCTTATCAAATGTTTTCTTTTTCGGCAATATCAGACAATCCAGTAGAGTTAAAGATTACACAGCCAAATGTATAGGTGCATCACAGAAATATCGTTTCAGCAACTGACACAAGTTGAAGGCAAGCCCAAAAGGGATTTAAGCCTTTTTTTTGATTTTGTGAATGAGTTTGAGGCGACTGACATATGGACTGACTTAACCAATACTTGCAAAATAAAGTTTCCTAAAAACATTTATTTTAAAGACGCCAAAACGGGTGCGCTCACGCCGTTGGGAGGCACTACAACCTCAAAGCAGATTAACGAATTATTTTTAAGGGGGGATAAAGTCTCCGTTTCTTATGGCTATTATTTAGAAGATGGCAGAAGAACGGCAGACAGCGTGAATAAGGTATTCGAGGGGTATATATCGGCGGTTCATTCAAAGAAGCCAATAGAATTGGATTGTGAGGATAATATGTGGCTATTGAAGCAGATTAGCGTTAAGAGGCAGACTATCTCAAAAACGAAGTCGATACAAACTTTTTTAACAGAGGTTTTGACCGGTACAGGATTAACTGTAAATACTTCAACAAATATTACAATAGGCGAGTTTATCGTTCAAAACGAGACAGTAGCGCAATTCTTGGCAAGACTTAGAAAAGAGTTTCACTTAGAAAGCTATTTCTATGGTTCAGAGTTAAGGGTAGGGCTTTCGCCTTATTCGCTTGTAAACGCCACTTTACGGACGTTTATTTTTCAGCAAAACATAATTAGCGATGAGTTAGAATGGAGGCGAAAGGATGACGTAAAATTGAGTGCAGTGTGCCAGTCTATTAATACTGTGGTGCAATCTTCTACCAACAAGAAGGGAGAAGCCAAAACAAAAAAGGAACAATTGAGCGTTTTGGTTTACAACGACAACGGCACTTTCAAATATATTAAAAAAGAAAAAGGTGTTGATTTTCCTGCCAATGAGGAAGGCGAAAGAAGAACGCTGTTTTTTCCTAATGTACTGGAGGCCTCTAAGTTGTTTGAGTTAGGCGTTGCAGAGTTGAAGAAATACTACTATGAGGGCTTTGCAGGCAACTTCACAACGTTTGGCTATCCCAAGGTTAAGATGGGAGATAACGTTAAAATAATAGACAAGCTAATGCCTGACAGGGATGGCACTTATTTAGTTCGTGGCGTGGAGTTTTCGGGAGGCACAAACGGACATCGGCAAAAAATTACTTTAGACTACAAACTATTTTAAATGAGCCATAACAGAAAAATAATTTCGTCTATTCAAAAAATAGCAGGAACATTTAAAGAAGATAAGGTTTCAATTTATCTCGCTGAGGTTAAAAGCATTGAGGGGAATACCTGCACTTGTTATATTGAAGATGATGTTGAAGTGCCTAACTGCCAGTTGCAGGCTTCGGTATGTGACGGGTTGCTAATTGTTCCCACCATAGGTAGCAATGTGGTAATAATGACTTCAATTAAGAACGATAACTATGTGGTGCAATACAGCGACATAGATAGCTATTATTTGCAAGTAGGTGACGGAAGCATAGAAATATTAAACGATGGCAGCATCACGCTAAATGATGGCTCTTTTGGGGGATTGATTAAAATAATAGAGTTGGTGACTAAACTAAACAATATTGAGAATTTAGTTAATGACTTGGTCGCTAAATACAACACGCACACGCACTTAGTTAGTAGTGTTGGTTCGCCAACAGCACCGACAACAACCACGGAGACAAACACGCTAACGCCAACGCAACAAGCGGATATTGAAAACACTAAAATAACGCAAGGAATATGAGGCAAGATGTAGGGCTTATAAACAACGACTTTAATTTTATTGATGGGGATTTCTCTGTCGTAAATAGTGATGACCAACATATAATTGATACTATCGCCTCTTTCAAAGGATGGTGGAAGCAATACCCTTTGGATGGTGTGGGGATTGCGGCTTATCAGAAATCGAGTTTAAACATTCAAGAACTGCAAAAAAATATCCGTATCCAATTAGAGAGTGACGGGTACAAGGTAAATAATCCAAGTATTACATTATCTTCGAGCGGCGAATTATTAATTAACCCTAATGCAACAATATAACGCAACCAACGGGCAGTCTTATTCTGACGTATGTTTGAACACATACGGCTCTATGGATTATTATGTGAAGATGCTCAATGATAATGGTGCAAGTCCTAATGCTTTGCCGACTACTGGCGTTGTTATTGACTGGGATACTAACTTAGTTGTAGATCAGGCGGTGTACAACACAACTACGAAAGTAGGCGTTACTTTTGCTACACATCAGTTAGATACTAATAATTCATTTTATCAAATTTCAGGCGTGGACAATCCTTCAGGGGGTTATGTTGCGCCTGTAATACCTTCAAACGCACCTACAAATATGTATTACGATACCTTTGAGACTCAATATCTAGCAACAGGAGGCGAAACAAGCGTAACTATTGTTGAATTAATAGGCAGTTCGGTGGTTCAGATTACTAGAGAAATAAAGCCAATGTTAAAGGCTGACTATTCTTTTGAGCCAACCTCGGGCGTTATTACGTTCAACAACGGAATACAACTTAATCAAGGGGAGGAGTTGTTTATTATTTACAAGAAACTAATCACAAAATGAGGCTTCTTTTATTATTATTATTAGTCAGTTCAATAAGTTACGGGCAATGGCAGCCTATAAACGGAAAGCAGAGGTTCACGAATGGTTTAGGCGTTCCTGCAAGAGATACGGCAACAACGAGTGCGGCGGATAGTTCTATGATTACGATAAGACCTCAGGATAGTTCTTTGTGGGTGAAATATGTAGGTTCGTGGTACAAAGTGCCTCGTGTTACTTCAAACCCTAATTTGTTTATAAATGGCGGTAATTCTTTCGGCTCTCAGGCTACAATAGGAACGAACGACAACAATAACTTAGGTATTAGAACAAACAACAGGGTAAGGTGGTATATTGATAAGACTAATGGGGCATTTAGGGATAGTGCCTCACTTGTTCAAATAATACCAGGGGGGCAGTCAATATTTACTAATGCTGTATCCACTACAAGTTTAAGCAGCAGCGTATCACTTCAGTTGCCTGATACAACATTATCAGGAAATAATTCATCCTATTCAAATGGTAAAATAGGGTTTCGTAACGGGGTTTTATACACCGTATATAACAACGCTTGGCAGCCTGTTAGCGGAGGCGGTGTTACAGGCAACAGCCCAACAATTACCTCTTCTAAAGTTCCTTTGACTTATTGGAACGGCACAAATCACATAGGGTACACAAATGGAATAGTCGGGGATAGCATAGGAGGCAATTTGTTTGTAAACAATCTGATTGAACGAATTACGAGCGTGACATCAAGTTCAACCCCTATCAGTATAACAGCATCTTCCATACCTAATTACGTTATTACTGGAAGCACAAATCAAGTGTTTAATATGGCGAATGCCACAACGCTACCAAAAGGGGCTACTTTTACTTTTAATAATAATGGTACTACGGGCGTGGATTCGATAAGGAATAGTTCGGGTACTTTGATTGTTTCTGTTCCAAATGGTGGCTATGCTACTTTAATATTGAATGATAGCACAACGGCGGCAGGCTCTTGGGATTATCACTTCGGCGCACCTTCTTCGGTTCAATGGAGTACGAATACATTTAACTTAGGTAATGCAAGCATAACAAATGCTAGTTGGAATGGCAGCGTAATTGGAAGTAACAAAGGCGGTGCAGGAAGTGTGACAGGAATATTAAAAGCGGATGGCAGTGGTAATGTTAGTGCAGCTACAGCAGGAACAGATTATCAAGCACCGGTAAGCGCAGGAACAAACATCTCAATAGCAAGTAATACAATTAGCGTGGCATCCTCTCCAACTTTTTCGGGGAGTGTTACTATTTCTTCACCTGCAAATACAACGGGAAGTGCAGCAACAATAGACGGCACACAAACGCTATCTAATAAACGTTGGAAAGCTAGGTTAGGTAGTACAACATCAAGCGCAACCCCTACAATTAACACAGACAATTACGACATCTATAAGTTAACAGCACAGGCGGCAGATATTACATCATTTACTACCAACTTGACAGGCACGCCTAATGATGGCGATATTTTTGAAATACAGATAACAGGAACGGCAGCAAGGGCAATAACGTGGGGCAGTTCTTTCGTTAGTTCATCTGTTACACTTCCAACTACAACAGTTACAACAGCTACCTTAACGGTGGTTTTTCAATATTTTACTACATCTAGTTACGGTAATAACAAATGGGTATGTTTCGCTACAAACTAATATTGATACTGATATGTGCTTCTTTGGCATCTCGTGGACAAAGCCCTATGAGTTATTTGTTATTGAAGAGGGGTATATCATATACAGGCGGTAACGGATTATGGCTTGATGCTAATAATTCTACAAGTTATAGTGGAAGTGGAACATCTTGGGTTGATTTAAGCGGTAATAGCAATACAGGTACACTAACAGGGAGCCCTACTTATACATCTACATCCCCTAAAAACTTTAGTTTTAATGGTAGCAATCAATATGTAAATATTCCAAATGCCACTTCGCTCAACCCTACCACCTCAATGACTTTAGCTTGTTGGGTAAACTTTACTTCATTCACGACAAATGCAAATATGATTAATAAGGGGTATACGTCTGTTTCGCCGCCTTATATTCAATACCAGTTATATATGGGAGATGGGGGTGCGGTAGCTACTAGCAAACCTAGAATGGTGTTAGCTTTGGGGTCTGCTTATGAAGTAGATTATACATCAAATCTTAGCTTATCAACTTGGTATTATATAGTTGGAACTTGGGATGGTAGCAATATGAAAATATATGTAAATGGGACAGCAGGTACGAATACAACTGCAACAAGTGGAACTTGCACGGCGTATAATACTCCTGTAAGCATAGGTCGATGGGCAACACAAAATAGTCAATATTTGAATGGAAAAATTTCTGATGCAGAAATATACAATTATGCTTTAACGGCATCGCAAATAACAGCAAATTTCAACTATTCAAAATCTATTTATGGCTACTAAATTTATAAGATTATCAGAGTTGCAATATACTCAATACGGGGATGATGTACGATTAAATGCCGTACAAGCTAATGACGGGTTTTATTATGTAGATGCTAATTGTCTTAATACTGCACCTGAAATATTTACGGGGAATGAGCCAATAGTAGAAATGAATATTGAAGCCTTTCCACAACCTAAAACAATTGACATTTAAATAAAATCTTTTTTGATTAAAAAAAGCAATACATTTGTCTGACTACTAACAAACAAGACAACATTATTTAATTAGAAAAAAAATAAATAATGTTGCACAAGCATCTTAAAGACACATTTGACGGGCTGACGAATGTGATTATTTCGATAACTTTTGGAAGTATATCACTAGCCAACATCGGCACTCTTGTTGGTATAGTTTCGGGTTTATTTGCATCGGCAGCCTCTTTGTATGCTATTCTTTATTATGCGAAAGCAATAAAAAAATTAAACGAAAAAAAATGAATAAGATTATTTTAAACGTATTTAAAGCGTGGGTTTCAACATCAATCGGGATACTTGTTCCAGTTGTAACTGGGTTAATCACCGACATTGCACAAGGTCAGATTAATTGGAATGCAGTAAAAGCGTCTTTAATCCCTGCTTTCTTGTTAATCGTTACCGACCTTTTGAAAGAGATTGAGAACGAAATTAAACCTCCAACAACAGCAGCGTAATGAAATTCAAACACGCATTATTGTTGGGCGTTCTATTGTCGCTGTTCTATTCCTGTTCGTCGGACCGTGCAGCGGTTCAGCGTGTGCTTACAAAGAAGCCTTTATTTGACACAGTCGGGGAAGTTTATATGCAGCTACACCCTTGCGACCCGATAATGGAAACGCACACGGTAGACACTTCATATTATTACGATACCTCAGTTATTCGCACAAATGGGCTTGTGTCTATAATCCGTACAAATGATACAATAGAGAAATATATACACGATACTATCACAATTACACATACTAACACTAGGTATATACACGAGCGTGATACGATAGTAGACGGGCAACAGATAGTGATATTATCATCTAAGATACAAGACAAGGATAAGCAAATAGCGGCAATCAATCAGGCCGTAACTGATGGGAGGCTATTAACGGCGCAAGAGCATAGCAGGGGTAATCATTGGCAGTTATTATTTTGGATATTAATAGCGGCAATTGCGGCAGTCGTTTTGTTGGTAATATTAAAGCCTAAGTTATGAGAAACTTTTATCCCGAATTTCCGATTTTGCCTTACGAAAAAACTTTGGTTAGGATGGATGATGTTATTGCGTGCATCAAATGGCTTCAAGTAGATAAAGAAATAAAAAGGGCTATTTATTGCGTGTTTAGGATTGAAAGCGGCAACGGAACGCAAGGGATAAATAATAATTACATAGGCTTACAGGCGGATAGTGCAAGGTGGGATACTTCATACAACAAATACATTACCGGTGTATGTATTAAAGAGGAAAACAGAACAGGCAAACAAAGGGCTTTCTTATGCTTTCACAATTACACGAACAGCATAGATATATTGGCGGATAAGCTAAAGGCAAGAGGTCTTTATGTTGGCGGCACAACGCACTTAATTACGCACTTTGAGATTAAGACGCCGAGTGATTTGGCGTTGGCATACGAAAGGGAATGGGTTGAAGGATCCGCCAACTACAAGCCAACTGAAGAAGAAACAAAGATGTTTTTATCAATATACAAATCTGCCGAGGGCATTTTCCAATAGTTTTTTTTATATTTTCATTTGTGACTCCCCCGACATTTCTATGTTGGGGTTTTTTTTGCCTATAAAAAAAAATATTTTAAAAAAAAAACTTAAAAAAAATTTGTTAGTATAAAATTTTATCCTATTTTCGTGCCATCAAAGTAATTAATCACAAATAAAAAAGAAAAAAAATGACAGCTCAAGAAAAAAGTTACTTCACAAGAAAAGAAAGAATTGAAATTTTAAAAGATAGCCTAAGAGAAGATATTATGTGCTATAACAAATTAGTAATTAGGCTTAGAAAATGTTCAATCCCTGACTTAAAATTAATACAGCAAACTATTATAAAATTAAATGTTTTAGAAAGTAGAGCAGTAAAAATTTTAGGCATATCTTAATTATTCACAGGGCGGCTAACAACCGCCCACAAGCTTAAACAAATGAAAAAAGAAGAATTAAAATTTATTGTATTGTTTTTTTTATTAGCCTTACTGGCTATGTTAGCAGATAACTTATAAACGATGGAAAAATCAAACATTATAACAGCTTTCCAA